TTCCTATAGAAGATGGGCACCGATACACAGAAAAACAGAAGGCATGGTTTATCCTAGTACCGGAGAAGCAATTAATAATAGATTGAATGAAACTAGATATAGAGAAAATCAAACGGATTTATCGGGAGATGCGCAAGCAATAGATGAACAATCTAGAACCATCTTTAATACTGGCGAAATCAATGGATATGTATAATTAAATTGGAGAAATTATGGCTTTACCTAAATTAGAAACCCCTTCTTATGAATTGATATTACCGTCAACCGGAGAAAAAATTAAATACAGACCGTTTCTTGTTAAAGAATATAAAGTATTATTAACAGGATTGGAATCAGATAATGAAGAAATACATCGTATAATTTCTGAACTTGTGGATGTGTGTACATATAATAAATTAAAAATATTAGAATTATCTAATTTTGATATTGAGTATATCTTTTTAAATATGAGAGCAAAATCTATAGGCGAGATTGCAAACTTAACATTACAATGTAATAGTTGCGAAAATAAGATTAATTTTGAATTAGATATAACAAATGCAATAGTTAAAAAAGACGCAAGCCATAGTAAAAAAATTAATATCACCGATAAAATTATTTTAGAAATGAGATATCCTAGGTTTGATGAAATGATGGAAATTTATCAAAATTTTAAATCGGAAAGTATTGTTGATATGTTATGTAGCTGTATTAGTGCAGTATATACCGAAGAAGAAGTATATGATGAATATACCAAAGAAGAACTTGTAGAATTTGTAAATAGTTTTTCAAAAGATCAATTTAGTAAATTAGAACAATTTTTCTTAACTATGCCTAAAGTTGTACAACACATAGAACAAAAATGCGATGCGTGTGGTGCAGAAAATGAATTGAATTTGGAGGGACTACAAAATTTTTTCGTCTAACTCTTTCGCATGAGGGTCTTCTTAACTATTTTAAGTTAAATTTTTCTTTAATGCAACATCATCATTATTCATTAACTGAAATAGAAAATATGATTCCGTGGGAAAGAGATATTTACGTTACTATGCTAATTAATTATATCACTGAAGAAAATGAGAAGATAAAACAACAAAAACAATTTAAGAAATAACTATGGCACTACCTCAAAACCCAGATGGATTAACTGCAGGAGATAGAGCACTATTAAGTGCATCTCTCGAGCAAACTAATAAACTAAAAGCACAAACCAAAGTGCTTGAAAAGTTAACTGATGCTATATCAAAGCAACAAAAAGAATATGGCAATTTGAGAAAAGATATACAAGATTCTCAGAAAAAGCTTTTTGAGGGAAACGGTAAAGGTTTTTCGGAAATACGAAAATATTTTCAAAAGCAACAAACTCCTGGATTTTCCAGTAGATCAAAAATAGGAGATAAAGATTCGGAACAAAAAGGCTTTTTTAAAAATGCTATGAATAAATTATTTGGTCCATCCAAATATCAACAAAAAATGATGGATGATACTTCTGCTATTAGAGATATTTCGGAATTAACTAGAGTAGATATTAGTTTTATTAAAAAACAATATGAAGATCCTGCAAGAGCAAAAGAACGAGAATTATTGGCACAAGCAATTGCAGATAAAATTAATATAGCAGGATCTGATAGTGAGGGAGGTGGGGGATTTTTATCTAAATTAGGTATTGGACTTGCATCTATTCTTGCAGCTGCATTTTCCGCAGGTATAACATTATTTGGCGGAGCATTAAAAACTTTATTTAAAGAATTGCTTGATAAAATAGTATTAGGTATTGGACTTGCTATTGAAAAAGTTGTTCAAGGTATTGCTGCAGCAATAACTAGAATTTTTGGATTATTAGGAGATTTGTGGGAAAAAATAAAATCATGGAGAAGTTCTCCGGCTACTACAACACCTGCATCTGCCTCGCCTAGTACAACACCGTCATCTGCAGCAGTTCCTGTGGGTCAACCTATGAGCGGTAACCCGGCTCTAGCAAGTCCCGAAACTCCTAGAATAGCTGGACCTGGAGGAACAGCGGCACCTTCAAGTATACCAAAGCCAGAACAACTATTTCAAAATAAACAAGGTGTATATGTTACCGCTGCAGAATTAAGTGTAGCAGAAGGAATGATGGGGAAAATAGGTGCATTTTTACGAGGATTAAATACTGCACTATTACCTCTTTATATGGCATCTCAATTGTTTGGTACTTCCGAGGAAGAAATGAAAATACTAAAAGCGGCAGATGCGAAACGAGCTGCCGAAACTGCAAGACAAACATTTGCTGCAACTGATGAAAGAAGATTCGACATGATGTCAAAAGATAAAGCAGTATCTGGGTTAGTGCAAAAAGATGACGAGCAATGGAGAGGATGGGACACAGGCGAAAAGTCCATAATGGATGTAATAAAAGATAAGATGCTGGATATATTAACTAAAGTTGAAGATTACGTGGAGGAAGAAATAGGTAATAAGTTTGCAACAGCATCAAAAAATTGGTTGGATCAAGTAGGCGAATTAGATATAAATGGTGAAAAAATAAATCTACTACCTAATTTAGGAACTGCAACGGCATCTGTTCTTAATTCTATTGCACAAGAATCCAAAGATTTATTACTTAAGAGTAAAGAATTTGCAGAACCTGCAGGTAATTATATTACAAATCAAGTTAATAATGTAGTAAATGGCGGTGGTGCGCAATCCCAAATAGTATTACCGTCAGCGCCATCTGTAAATACGAGACCAGAAATACAGCAAATGTTAATGGGTGGTGTAGTTATAGGTGGTCGACGCTACCATTAAAAAACCCCGCACAGGGCGGGGCTAAAATTTAAATTTTAATCTTCTGCTAATTTAGCAAAATAAGATAAAGACTCATCGTCGTCATCAAAGTCTACTTCTTTAGTTGGTGCTTTTACTGCTGGTTTGTTTTGAACAACCGATAGCTTGGAAGTAGGAGCGCTTGAAACTTGTTCGTCAAGATCAATCTCGTCTGCCTTCTTACCTGGTGCCATAGTGGTACCGATACCAAGAACCATTTCCAACTTCTTCTTCAAATCATCATACGACTTGAAATGCTTTTCATCTAAGAAAGCTGTCAAAGAATGTTGCTTGCCCCAGATAGCTTCAATTTCATCGTCGCTATTTGATACTGGGCTTGTAGAATCAAACTCAGACTTATCGTAATTACGATAACCTTCCACATTGCGAATCTTCAATTTGAAGTTTGCGCCTTCCCAGAAGTCAAATGGATTCATTGGCTTCTCGTCTTGGAACTGAGGTTCTGCTACGTCTTTGATCTTATCAAAGATCTTCTTACCGAATTTATACAAGCGAACTGTTCCTTCGTTCTCAGGATGTGCAGGATCCTTAACAATAAGAATATTGGTAACATAGCTTAGCTTGCGCTTTTGCTTACGAGCAATTTCCTTATTTGCTTCTGAACCTGAATTCCACAACTCAGTATTGAATTCTGAAACCGGGTCTGCTTTACCTAAAGTGGTAAGAGAGTTTTCAATATACCATTTGCCGGTTGGACCTTGAAATCCATGATTCCAAATTCTAACCCATGGTAGATCTTCACCTTTAGGTGGTGCCAAGAATCTAATGACAGCATAACCGTTACCGGCCTTATCTACTTCTGGTTGCCAGAAGCGATCGTCTGCGCCACGTGATTCTGATTGGGGGTTTGCGATCTTTTCAACCTCTTTCATTAAAGAGTCAAATCCGCCGCGGGATTTTCTAAGATCAGATAGTGATGTGAATGCCATAATAATCTCCTTTGTATAGCGTTGTATTAAGTGTATAAGTTGTATTAACGTCGTTTGATTTTAATAACTGTCGCGTAATCATAATCTAATTCAGTTTCTTCATCTTCAATTTTTTTAGAAGATGCTATATTATATATAAGATTCTTATGCTTGTCTATAGCATTTTTCTTCTTAATTCCGCGAATTTTTTTCTCGCGATCCAAATCTAAATTTCTTTTCTTGATGCTCATTTTAAAATTTAAGGCTCCTTATTCCTTTTAGTAAAATGTTATTGTTCGTCGCTTTCGGTGTTAACGACAATGTATGGCCACTTGGCAAGTCTTTTGGTTATATCGGATTGATTGTATGATAATTTAATTAAGTACCTCTGTGTCTCTTTTATAGATGCAATACATTGTTCAAGTATGTATCTGGTTTCGTCCAATTCCTTTTCAAGCTTAGCTATTTTTTGAGCATTCAAGTCCAGCTCTGTTTCTGAAAATTCCATTGTACTTTTCCTTATCAAAACGTAAAAAAGGTTTATATTTTCTAATCAATCTAGAAATATCTGGCCACATTACATCATCTCCTATATTACTATCAAAATATCCTGTGAAGGGAAATATCTTTTCAAGGATAACTAATGTTTCTAGTGTTATAGTTTTTCGAAGAAATGCTTTAATTATATATGGGTGTTGGGATTTTGTAATCTTAAAAGCATCTTCAATACTCATATTTTCTTTTTCCAATTCTAGCATCAATGTGTCTAGATCATTTGTAAAAATATAAGTTAAGCTTTCTGTTCGCTTTTTCCACTCTTGATATCGTTCGCTGGCTTCGGAATCAAATAGTCCGCCCCAACGATCTCCGGATGTAAAATTTGCTATTAAGAAATTAGCAACTTCCTCATCCGAATATGTCTTGGATACTTTTTTAATAGAATAAAGATCTTTGCGTTTAGCAAAGGCTTGTCGGCTTGCTCTAACTTTGCCTTTTTGAGCAATGACATCATAATTGTCCGTAGTAAAATGCAACTTAAGGGCAATGTACATTTTATAGACTGAGAATTCATCCATAATCACAGTGGTAATTTACCTCGTTTTTTGAAGTAGTTTCCTTCTTCTGCTTCTATTTGAATTTTATCTTTAAGAGATTGATTAATCAATTTAGAGATAGATTCAACGTCAATATCTACTTCTCCGCAATATTGTATAACTGCATCCATATAACCTAACTTTTCTTTTGCTACTCGTTCTTCGATATAAAGAGAAAATTCATTAGGTGATCTAAATTTTTTAGTTATGATTAAAGTATCCGTTAGGATATATTGTTGTAATTCGTCGGTCATGCGGTTTCTACGAAAAGTACGTCATCCATGAATTTCATAAATGTTTCTTTTTCAATTCCAAAGTTAATCATCATTGCAGGTGTATGCGGGTTCATTTTTTGATTTCTACAATAATTGTTATGTTGTTCTTTATAATCCCTATTACTATAGGGCACACCTACATTATAAAGGTAATAATCTAGATTGTCAATAACTGTTTTAAATAGTTGATCTAATTCTTCTTGTGTCTGAATATTACCCGCGGCTAACATATTTGGACTAAAAATACGCTTTGCCCAATCTGGCAATTCCCTCGGCTTATTCCATTCAATTTCCGACATCTTATTACGATACCATTTGTTCATTTGTGATTCTCCGCTAATAGAAAAATCATGAAATGCTCCGGTAATTTTATTTTTACCGCATACAATATCAAAACCAAATATAGGATCGGGACAGTTATAATGAGGGAAGATACACATATGCATAACCCACATCTTTTTAGATTCTGACGCGTCCACAATTTCTACATGCGCGCGACGAAAGTTTTTATCTGTCCAAAGATAATTTTCCCAAGTAAAATTCAAATCATTATGGTGATATTTTAAATCTATTTCGTCAATAGTATATCGTTGTAACTTGGAAATAATTTTATTGGATAGTTCTTTTGCTTGTGGGAATATTTCAATCATTATAATCTTTAATCATATTAATGTTATGTTCAAAAGCTACATTAGCTTCATCCGCCATAGATACATCTATTTTTTCTCGTATACCTTTTACCAATGTAGGTATATTATCAAACTTAAACATATTATTACTACCGGGCAATAATTTAGCAAGCATTTGCCCTCCGAATAAATCGCCCATGTGTCTAACATATACATGAGCCATTATTTTATCTTTATCGGTTAATTCGTTTAGATATGTACAGT